CGGGGCTCGCTCGGCGGCCACGAACACCGGGGCTCGCTCGGCGGCCACGAACACCGGGGATAGCTCGGCGGCCACGAACACCGGGGCTCGCTCGGCGGCCACGAACACCGGGGATTGCTCGGCGGCCACGAACACCGGGGCTCGCTCGGCGGCCACGAACACCGGGGATTGCTCGGCGGCCACTGTAAAAGGCAAAGAGTCTGTTGCCATGGCTCTCGGCTACCAAAGCAAGGCCAGAGGTGCCCTTGGGTGCTGGATTGTTTTGGCCGAGTGGGCTTGGGACGATAAAGGCGATTGGCACATTATAGATGTTCAGTGCGCCAAGGTGGACGGAGAGAAAATAAAGGCCGATACCTTCTACCGCTTAGAAAACGGCAAATTTGTTGAGTGCGAGGATGAGGAAGAATGAAACGCGATGTCGCAGCCTTTGCAGGCAGCAAAATAGATTTTAGTCGGTATCTCGCTGACATGCGGGCGTGGCTTAAAGAGCACCCGGAGATGGATAAGTTCATCTGGGTCAATAGTTCATGTTCCGACGTTATTGCGGTAGGTTATGCAATTAACCACATGGCCGCAAAGAACACCAATATCAAGGAGGCGGTATAAATGTCCATGAATGCGGCTCCAAACCAGACCGCCATAGCGGTTTTGAATGAGTATCCTCCCAGTAAGTTTAACTTACTGATACCAGTCAAGACCATGCAGGAAATCAGCCCACTGCATAAGGTCGTAATTAACCAGGTCCAGATTAACCCGGACCCGAAAAGCGGCAAAGACGTATATGCCGAGAAAAACGGCGAGCTTGCCCTCACCAAGAAGGGGCTGGCAAAACTGATGGCAGCGGCCAATATCCAAGTGGTGGACAGCAGGCCAGTAACGCCTCAAAAGTGTCAGCGTTGCGCCGAGGTGGCCAGACAGACCAGAATGGCACCCCGGTGCGGAGATTGCCCCAGTTCAGATGATGTGGCCTACCAGGTGACCATTGCCGTTCCGGAGCCCTCTGGGACCTGGCGCATGGTCAGAGCCACCAAAGAGATCCGCGTCGAGGAAGAGCGCAAGCGCATGACCGAAAAACAGTTTGAGCAGTTTTTCCCGTTCAGGACGGAACATTGCGAGACCAAGGCTTTAAACAGAGCACTGCGTGAAGCCCTAATGCTCAGTCCAACCTACACAGCGGCAGAACTCCAGAAGCCTTTTGCTGTGGCCTATGTTGTTCCAAATATGGCTGACCCTGATATGAAAAAGGCTGTGGCCGCCAGATACGCTGGTTCAGTAATTGACTTGTTCGGCGCACAAACGCGCCGCGGCCACGGGGACCAGCTTCAGCAACGGTATCTTACCGGTGAGGTAGAACAGCCACCTATGGTAGAAATCGGTCCAGACGAGCCCGATGAGGCGGATTATCAACTTATGGACGAAGAGCTTCCGCCATGGGAACAAGATGAACCAGCGGCTGAAATGACGCAGGATATTATCGCATGTGAGGGATGCGGCCAGGAAATATCGGCCACGGGGAGTTGGTCGCCGGAAGCCATTCGAGATTACAGCCAGCGGACATGGGGTAAGGTTTTATGCCCTGAATGCCAGAAGGCTGCCCGCAAGAACGGAAAGGCGGGTGGCAGACGATGAGCATCCGCGTTCTCCATTTTGCGGATCTGCACATGGGAGAATACCCCGGCCCAACAGTGGCCGGGGAAAACTCCCGCCTCAAAGACATTGAGAAAATGCTGTACCATATCGCCAATGAGGCCCAGGTTGGCATGTATGACCTGGTGGTGTTTGCTGGAGATGCATTCAAAACCCGCAGGCCATCATACCGTGAGATTCTCACCGTAGCCAACGGCTTGGCTCACGTTGCGCCCAGGGTGCCGGTGGTAGCCATATCGGGCAACCACGACACCCCAAATGACGGCAGCGAGGGCGCATGGGATGTAATTGCAGCAATGAATATTCCGGGGCTGACGGTGCGAACCAGGCCAGCAGCGGATGTCATCCACACCAAATCTGGCCCGGTGCAGGTGTTCTCACTCCCTTACTTCACCAAATCAACCCTTTTGCAAAAAGAAGAATATCGCGACCTCACGCTGGAGCAGATTAACAAGCTCCTGGGCGAAAAGGCTATGGACATCGTGCGCCACTTCGCGGGCCAGCGTGACCCAAGAATGCCATCCATTTTGATGGCTCACCTATCAGTTACAGGTGCCGAGCTATCAAACGGTCAGAACATCTTCATGGGCGCGGAGCCTGTTCTGTCAGCGGTTGAACTGGAAGCGTTGGGGTTCGATTATGTGGCCCTGGGACACATCCACAAGTTTCAACAGCTGTCACCGCGGGTGGCTTACAGCGGCAATCCGGAGCGCATAGACTTCGGTGAAGCCGACGAGGACAAAGGATACCTATCGGTCGAGCTGGAGCCTGGCCAGGTGCCGGTGCTCGAGTTTCACAAGACGCCAGCGCGGAAGTTCGTAACTGTGGAGGTTGGTCTTGAGACACCAGAGGACCTGGAGCGGTTCTATGATGACCTTTTGCTTCCGGATACCACTGGCGCAATGGTGCGGGTTAAATATCGGGCGCCAGATGACGTGGCGAAGATGGTCAATCATCAGGAAATTATCCGGCGCTTGCATACAGCCGGAGCCCATTACGTGGCTGGCATCCAGGCCGAAGTCGAGCGTTCGAACCGAGCCAGAGATGAGGAAGTAACCGAGGCTATGAGTGTCCGTGACGCCCTGCTCAAATACCTGGATAAAAACAATATTCCTGATGATGGTCTCTCCAGCCTCGCTCAGGAACTTTTGCAGGAGGTGGCGATGTAATGGAACCTATTAAGATAAGTTTAACCAATTTCGGGACTTATAGTCACGAGGATGTAGACCTGTCAGGCATCCACCTGGCGGTGGTCAGCGGTCCTAACGGTGCTGGGAAATCCACTCTTTTCACAGATTCTCTGCTCTATGCCCTCTTTGGGGCTAGCAGGACAGGCAATCTGGACGACCTGGTCCGCAAAGGCGAGCAGGATATGGCGGTTGAGGTCCAGTTTATCTTGAACGGACAGGAATATCGTGTCATGAGATCCAGGAGTACCAAAGGCCGGGGTAAATCTGGTCTTGAGCTACAGGTCCGCAACGGGGATGAGTGGCTCGCGCGATCCGGCTCCAATATCAGGGATACGGAGAAGCGTATTCAGGACCTACTCAAGGTTACCCAGGAGACGTTCACCAGCTCATGCCTGATCATCCAGGGGCGAAGCAATGAGTTCACAGTCAAGGGACCGGCGGAGCGGAAGAAGGTCCTGGGGGAAATTCTAGGGCTGGAGGTTTATGACCGCCTCCAGGCGGCGGCCAAGGAAAAGGCCAAGGCCCTGGACGGCGAGATTAAAGCCCTTAAAGACCGCCAGGCGGCCATTGAGATCCAGCTGGCCGAAGTATCCGATTTGGAAGCCAGGAAATCCGATATTGAGGCAAGCATTGCGCAAAAAAATGCAACCATCGCATCCTTGCAGGAGCAGCTCGACCATGTGAAGCGGCAACAGGCAGAACTAGAGGCTAAAGCCGCTCAGTTTGATGGCCTGTCATCCGAGGATGATAGGTTGGAGCGGGAAATCGCAACGCTTCAACAGGAACGGGCAGGACTTGAACACCGGGTAGACAGGGCCAGGAAAATGTTGGCCAGCGAGCAGCAGATCCTCGCTAAGGTCAAGGAATGCGAGCAGGTCAAAGCACGGATAGCAGCCCTTGAGGCAAAGCTCCCACGCCTTCAGGCGGTAGCCGATGAGGCCAGGAAGTTGGAAAGCCAAAAGGCCCAGGCTTCCCGGACTATTGCGCAGGTAGTTGGGCAAATCAGGGAAATTGAGGCCGTCCTGTCTAACCGTGCAGAGCTGGAAGCGGCGGCGGAGCAATATCAGAAAGCAACAGCGGACATTGAGACCATCGATGCTATTGGAGAGCAGTGGCTGGCGCTGGACCAACAGGTAAAAGACGCGCGGCGAATATGGGAACGGGCCAGCTTCGAGCTTGAGGCCAGGACCAGGGAGCTTGAGAAAGAGCTGCAAGCACTGAAAACCAAGGCAGCAATGCTCGAGGATAGCGGGTGTATTGACCCTGAACGAGCATCCTGCCGGTTCCTGGCCGACGCACAGCAGGCAAAAGCAAAGATGGCGGAAGTGCAGACGGAGCTTAATGCCCTGGATAAATCGGAGGTGGAACGCCTGGAGCAGACCTGGTGCGAGCTACAGGCCAAGAAGGACGCCATCGGTTACGACCCATCTGAACGACAACGATTGAGAAACCTGGTCACTTCCTTGCGGCATAAAGCCGAACAGGCGGCGCAATTGGGTGCTAAGGCTGAACTACTACAGAACCTTAAGCACCAGGAACGGCAGCTACGGGAAAGTCTGGCCGATATCGAGGCCAGACATGCGGCACTGAACGACGAGGGGCACCAGCTCCAGGCCGAATTGAAGGACCTACAGGCGCTTAAGGCCTCCCTTCCAAACCTTGAACGGTGGGCGGCAGCCAAGGATGAACTGCCAGCAGCTCGGCAAACAGTGGCCGAGGCGGAACAACGATTTACATGGTATCGGGAACAGATTGTCGAACGGACAGCAAGGCGGGCAGAGATAGCGCGTCAGCTCGAGGAACGGGTTATCTTATGGGCCGAGCAATCAAAACTCGGGAATGAGGCGACATCCCTTAAGGCTAACATCGATGAGTGCAACCGGGCGCTGTCGGCCCTCCAGCGAGAATTGGGCATGGTCGAGCAACGACTGAAGGCTATTGATGCCCTACGAGCAGAGGCTGAGGACCTGACGGGCAAGCTGGCACAAATCGCTGCGCTACAAGTGAAGTATCAGACCTTGGTGAGGGCCTTTGGCCGAGATGGCATTCCAGCCTTGATCATCGAGAACGCCATTCCAGAGCTGGAGAGCATCGCCAATGAAATACTGGGGCGTATGACTTCCAATGGCATGAACCTGCGGTTTGAGACCCAGCGGGAGTTGAAATCGGTTAAAGGCGCCGTCTCGGAAACACTGGACATCATTATCAGTGACTGGCGTGGAGAACGCCCTTACGAGACATTTAGCGGCGGCGAAAAGTTCAGGATTGACTTCGCCATCAGGATTGCACTGAGCAAGCTTTTGGCACGGAGAGCTGGGGCGAGCTTGCGGCTGTTGGTCCTGGACGAGGGCATCGGCAGCCAGGATGCTGAAGGGCGCGAGCGGCTTATGGAGGCTATAGCGGCCATTGAGAAGGACTTCGCGAAAGTTATAGTCATCAGCCACGTCGAGGAAATTAAAGAGGCCTTCCCCACTCGAATTGAAGTGGAGCCTGGGCCGGATGGAAGCAAGGTGAGGGTGGCATGATCAGGATTATTCACGGCAAACACATAGGGGCGTTCGGTTTAATGCCGGCCGCCCCGGGCACCTGCCCGGAGTGCGCGGTGGATCACCCGCCTGAGTTGCCCCATAACCAGCAGAGCCTGTTCTACCAATACAAATTTTACAATGACCACGGTCGGTGGCCGACCTGGGAAGATGCCATGTCCCACTGCAGTGAGGACATGAAGACCATCTGGCGGGAGGAACTGCGAAAGCGGGGTGTAGAGATATGAAAACTGCAATCGAGTGGTGCCCATATTGCGAAAACGAAGTCGAGGTTCATGCAGAGAGTCCTTCTCCTTGCCCGGTTTGCGGGAAGACATTGGTGCCATGTTCGATTTGCCAAGATAGCCTAAGCCGGCCTCATTTTGGCTGTAATTGGACTAATGAGAGGGGATGCTGGAGATTTAGAAGACCAGATTTGAATATTGAGTTATACAAATTCACGATCAACGCCATCGAAGCGAAAAGGAAGGCAAGCAAAGGTGAAGTTACGACACTTGAATTTGCTAGGATGGCACAATTGCGCCCCGATATATGGTGCGATATTAGGGCGTTCCGCAAAGTAGCTACAACCAAAGAACTAAAAAATATAAAAAACGCTGCGGAGAAGTTGGTATGATTATGATTTTGCAGTTATTATCCGCTTTACTTGTCTTTTTATCATCTGTAGAAATGTTTTTTGGTAAATACGAACCAGCTATATTCGGTATTCTCTTGGCGATATGGATAAAACTTGTGCTAAACGATCGAACATGAGATGAGATCCCGGAGGTGGACAATGCTTGAGTGGTCTTACCCCTACTGCAAACAGAGTATGTTTAGCGCCTACCCGGCGCGAGATCAGGAGAAAGTGAGGTGCATTCATTGTGGACGGTGGTTTAACAACCCATATCACGAGATTGCTGGTAGATCCCGAGCTGAACGAAGCACTAACGGCACTCCAGGTGGCAAAGAACCACCTGGACCTGGCTGTTGACCAGGACATGGTAGAAGCGGCTTGTTACGAGATTACAGCCGCGGAACTGCGGCTAAGGGCGATAATCAGGAGGGCCAAAGCGGAAAGGGGTGATATGGTTGGTCAAGTGGATGCCAGCAGAAAAAGGCTATTTGAAGATCAAGGTGCAGTGCCCAGAGTGTGGCCTCATGGTGGCCGGCAAAATAGACATACGGGAAGCGAAGGCCAATATCCCCTGTCAGTGTGGCCGGGCAACGCTCCAGATACTGCTGACGAACGGGTTTGAATGGGAAATTGAAAGGCCGGCGGCAGGAAGTAATTTTTTTAACCTACAGGATTGGTAAATCTGACCTGCATTGCCAATTGCCTTTCCGAAAGTTGAAGGTGAAATGTATGACCTACTTACCGGTTATAGATTTTCGGCGCAAGAAGTATCAAGCCTTACGCAAAGCAGTATATGAACGCGACAATTATACTTGTTGTGTTTGTGGAGCAAGACCTGACTATATCCCGTGCGATTACGACGGGCGATACACCTTATGGGTGCGAGATAGGGTTTTGGAGATCGACCATATTAGGCCGCGCATTTTTGGTGGAGATCATTCCATGAAAAATCTTCGCACTATCTGTAGTTCTTGCAACTCACGAAAGGCCCAAACAGAACGAAAAGGGAGGTGGGGATGTGGCCTGGATAGAGAGCCATCAGGAATTAGCTAGGCATCCAAAAACGAGAAAACTTGCCCGGATTTTGGGGGTTTCTATCCCAACGGTAATTGGCCACCTCCACCTCCTTTGGTGGTGGGCCATGGACTATGCTCAGGAAGGAACACTGGAACGGTATGACGATAGCGACATCGCCGATGCGGCCATGTGGGAAGGTGACCCTGCACAGTTTTTGGATGCTCTTTATACAGCGGGTTTTATTGATCAGGATGAACACGGAGTGTTTTCTATTCATGATTGGCACGATTACGCAGGACGATTACTGGAAAAACGGCGTGCCGATGCGGAAAGAAAAAGGTCAACGCGGCACCGTCCAATGGATGTCCAACGGACGTCCATTGGATGTCCAACGGACGGCGCAGGTAACCTAACCGTACCTAACCAAACCGAACATAACCAGACCGTAAAAATAGATACACATGCGCCTGGCGGCGCGTCCGCGCAACCTCAAAATCCATCTGACCAACCTGCTGACCAATCTGGCGAGCAGCGAAAGCGGGCCAAGACCCAGAAGCAGGAAGAGTTGTTTGCGAGGTTTTGGGCGGCCTACCCTAAGAAGCGTTCAAAGGGTCAGGCCGAGAAAGCGTGGGCTAAACTCCAACCGGACGAGCAGCTCGTGGAGACAATGTTAGCAGCCATCGAGCGGGCCAAGAAATCCGAGGAGTGGCGCAAAGAGAACGGGCGCTATATCCCATACCCTGCTACCTGGCTAAATGCCAAGGGGTGGGAGGATGAATACACCATCGCAGCGGAGGTGAATTCAAATGCACAGCATCGGGGATGTACTCCAAAACCTTCGGCCTTTGGAAACGCAGTCCAGGCCAAGAACCGCTTTGCGGGCCTTGCAAGGGACGGAGGAACAGGGCGTGTCATTGGACGCCAGGATAGCCCAAATACAGGCGGAAATAGCCAGGCGTCAGGAAATCCTAGAGAAAGCGCCGGTGATAACGAAAGTCATAAAGTCGCCGCAGGAGTGTCCATGGCGTGAAAATAGTTGGCGTAGGTGCGAGGAATGCCAGATGGGCAAGCGCGAGGAAAGCCAGCTGGAGCCTGAGCCACTCCGGACGATATATGACGTCAGCTCCTGCTATTCGGAGGTGCGATATCGGGAGCTTATCGAGAAAAGCGGTCTTATGGGTATTGAGTTAAACCACCTTTTCGAGAACGCAATCATCGACGAACATAACCGTGAACTTTACACCTACCTGATGGTATGGGAACCATCCGTCGGGGGCGGGATTTATATAGCGGCAAAGAAGGACCCAGACAATCCACAGGGCAACGGAACTGGAAAGTCTTATGCCCTCCATGCGCTGACTCACCGGTTATGCCGGATGGGTATACCTTGCCTGTATGGGCGCACGGTGGATTTCTTGATGCAGCTCCGGGCGGCCTACGACGAAGGCAGCCAGGAAAGCGAGAGTAGAGTTTTGATGCGGTACACCCAGGTGCCTGTCCTGTTGTGGGACGACCTGGGCAAGGAAAGTTTCAGGACAGACTGGGGACCGGAAAAGTTTTACTACGTGATTGATTACCGGGTAAGGGCCAATAAGCCTATTATCATTTCGACCAACTTTGACCTAGCAGAAATCGAGGTTAGGTTTGGGCGCGATAACTTCGGTCCAGCAATAGCCAGCCGTCTGGCAGGGTTTTGCGAAACATGGACACTGGGCGGGCCTGATAGGCGGCTCGGGAGGAGGTGTGTCAGGTGATAGCATTGCAGAACGGGTTTGAGGGGCAGCTGTGGCAGATTATCATTGATGCCTATGGGTATGACGAGGACACTCATTTGTTTCTACGGGAAATACGGCAAGATGGAGTAATCGCCTGGCTTGCCAAGCGCATTGAGCACATAGAGAGCGACCTGGTTTTCTTGCGGCATTGCAAAGGCTTACCCATCTGGGACGAGACCATCAGAGACGCCACCATAGTGCGCCGTATGCTGGAGGTCATCACTACCGGCCAAGACAGAGGTCTTTACTTGGGCCCTGGCGACGACCGCCTACGGGCGGGTGCAGCAGATGCTTAGGTTTCCTTGTGGGTTTAAGATAACCGGACGGCTTGGCATAAGCGAAAAACCGCCAGGCATTGCCCAGAGAGGTAACCCAAAGGGCGATGAGTGCAACCGGTGCCCAATGGGTATGCACTTGAGGGATGATTGGACGATTTGCAATGCAGAGATTTTGCCGGAGGGAGGGGATGAAGAATGACCACGGTTTATTTGGCTGGCGCTATTGATGGTCAGCCAGCTGATCAAGTGACTTGCTGGCGACGGAAAGCAGCCCTGGTCCTTAAAGAGAACGGATTTTCGGTGATTGACCCAACAGAAGGCAAAGACCTGACTGCCTTCTACGACCCGCGTGACATCGTTGAGACTGATCTGGCAAATGTGGACCGGGCTGACATCATCCTATTGGAGATGAATACCAAAGGCCACGCTTACATAGGGACAGCCATTGAAATGAGGCGGGCCTGGGAGCAAGGAAAGCCTGTTATATGCTGGGGGACGGCCAACCGGGAGAGCTATTTTCTGCGGTATCATGCCACGGCAATGCTGGATACCCTTGATGAAGCCATTGGGGTGATTGTGAATGGCAACTATCCGCGAGATACTGGAAGCCAGGAATGAGATAGCTCTTGAAGGGCCATCGAACCTTGAGCAACTGGAAAAAATCATAACCCGAAAACGGAGCGAGAAGAAAGACAGGCCACCAAAGCAAAAGAGGACCAGACAGGATGTTCGTAAGGATTATATGAGCCGAACCGAGCGGGAGGAATTCATGATATTGGCGGCTATGGCCGGCAAACTTGAGGAGGTCATTGATAACTGGGAGAAACACAACCGGCCACGTGAGAGGATTAAATGGGCCAGGACCTCTTTGACTTTCCTTTACAAGGCCATGGATGACTGTGTGATAGGAATTCCGCTTGAGACCATCGCCCAGATTGTGCGCGAGGTGGGCCTGTGCACTATTGGGGTTATCGAGTATGAACCCAGGAGGCGGTGATAATGGCAGCACAACACAAGCGACCTGGAAGCAAGGCCAAAGAGGAACGTAAACGGCGAGCAGCAGAACGGGAAGCCAGAAAGAACTTAAAAATCATAGTGGGCTATCCCAAGAGAGGCCAGGCAAGAGACGATTTCAACATTGGCCGCCTGGTGGTATGGGCGGAGGTGGTGAATGTTGACCAGGAGAAGAAAGAAAAGAGAGCCATCCCCGCTGCCGCCAATGCCTACGTCGGCAGAAAAGGACGCGCGAGAGCAGCGCAAGGCTTTAAGTGATATGGAGTGGCAATTCAAGCCGCCAATTTTAAGCGTGGATATCAAAACAGGAAAGGTCACCTGGTACCGCCCACTGTTCAAGGAGACAAGGCAGTGCCTTGATGTACAGAAAGGAGGAGCCGTAGATGGCAACTGAATACTTCGACGCCCCGGAGGTTGAGGAAATAGCCAGAAAGCTGATTAACACAATCCACAGCCATCTGGCAGAGGCTAAGATTAAATACCTGTTCAGGACCGGCGAATGGTCAACCCAGAAACGGGAAACATGGGGCAAGGCCCAAAGGATAACCGGCCAACAGGCATTTTTAACCAGGCTGGATTTCGTGATAACGATTCACCGGGATGTTTGGAACCAACTGACTAACGAGGAGCGCATTGCTCTATTGGACCATGAACTCTCCCACTGCTGCCGCGGTGATGATGATTCTAACGGGAACCCAACCTGGTATATCCAGGGCCACGATGTTGAGGACTTTATCGGGGTAATTCGGCGGCATGGTTTATGGAGGCCTGCGCTCAAGAAACTGCATAAGGCCGTGCAGGAGCATGAGCAACTGACGTTATTCGAGCGGGCAGATTTCTTGCCAACGGGCACGGAAGGATTTATGCAGTGATGAGTATGAAATGGGACGCACGGGTGGAGTCCACTTCTCCGCCTTCCATCTGGATCTGCATACCGACATTGCCGCCGAGTTTGAATGAGTGGTCGCGGAAGCACTGGAGGGTCCGACACCGGGCAGTTGAAGAGATGACAAATAATCTGCGGTTGTTGGCTTTAGCGGTCAACATGCCAAAAATTGAGCGGGCCGAGGTCCGCTTGGTCTATTACTTTAGGGACCGTAGGCGTCGGGACCCAGATAATTATGCAGGAAAGTTTATTTTAGATGGCCTACGGAAGGCTGGAATTATTTCGGACGATAATGCCGGGGTCCTTCGCCTACCACAACCAGAATTCATGGTGGATAGGCAGGCACCAAGGACAGAGGTTTGGATTACTGAGTGGAAGGAGTGAAGCCATGCGGGTAAGTGAACAAATTGTCGCAGAGGCCAAGTCCAGGCCAGAGAGAATGGACGGCGTCACCCATGGTAAGGTCACATTCGTGATACAGGACGGGAAACTGGTCCGGGTTGATGTCCAGGATGGATGGGTGACAACCAGAAAGGAAAAAAGCAACAACAGCCAAATAACGCATGGCTGACCCGTATATCGGGAGGCCGATGCTGCTGGTAGTGTGCCAGTGGTGTCGGCCTTTTTTAGTTGATTTCGAGGGGGTGAAAACGTGCACGAGGGCTTACGTGACCTGCTGGATGAATATTGCGAGTCACTGGCCAGGGTGCGAAAGCTTATTCGACGGGCTAAAGCAAATGGCTGGGAAGCAGACTTAAAAACACTTTATGGGATGGAGAAAGACCTGGAGTGGACTATCGAATACATGGTGACCGGGTATCCACCGCTGCAAAGCACCGGACCTTATCGGCGTGCTGTCCCTGTTGACCCCCAGAAAGTGTTGGTCTGGTTTTCATCACCACCCCCATCCCCGTTGCTACCTGTTGAGCAGGTGCGACGGAAAATCCTCGCTGCACTAGACATATTAAGCCCCCAGGAAAAGGAGGCATATCTGATGGTAGTTGGCGAGGGCCTTTCATATAAAGAGGCTGCGGAAATCATGGGCGTGAAGCGTGCGACGGTTCAAAGCTATGTAGAACGGGCAAAAGTCAAAATATCTAAACGCTGTGCCATACAGCAGAAACATAAAGGTGAGAGGGAAATTGCTGCTGCCTCTACAACCCGAGAGGAGGTGTTCAGGGATGGAAATCAAGAGGATACCGGTAGAGCAAATTAACCCAGCTCCCTATAACCCTAGAAAAGACCTGAAACCGGGAGAGCCGGAATATGAGAAACTGCGCCGGTCCATCCAGGAGTTCGGTTTTGTAGAACCACTTGTCTGGAATAAGCGCACAGGGAACCTTGTTGGAGGCCACCAACGCCTTAAAGTTTTAATAGAACAAGGCGTGCGAGAAGTTGAAGTGTCCGTCGTAGATTTGGACGACCAACGTGAACGCGCCCTCAATATTGCCCTGAACAAAATCTCGGGCGATTGGGATAACGAGAAATTGAAGGACCTTCTGGAGGAATTAGATACTGGGGATTTTGATATCGAGCTTACCGGTTTTACCGAGGCTGAAATTGAGGACCTGATGATCCAGTTTCACGTTGAGAAGAAAGCCGACCCAGATGAATTTGACGCTGACGCAGCGGCCGAGGCAATAGCGGAACCGGTAACTAAAAAAGGTGTGATATATGCCCTGGGCCGGCATCGGTTAATGTGCGGTGACGCCACCTCCTTCGAGGACGTTAAAAAACTCATGGGGGGGGGCGTTGCGGATATGGTATTCACTGACCCTCTCTATAACGTGGCTTATAAAGACAGCAAAGGCAAAAGCATCAAGAATGACAGCTTATCTCCGGAGCAATTCAGGGAGCTGCTGGAGCGAGCCTTTGCCAATTATGCACTCGTTACCAGCGACCGGGCCGCCTTCTACGTCTGCTATGCATCCAGGGAGCATATTGCCTTTGAGCAGGCCATGAACAAGGCGGGTTTGGAGGTCAGAGCGCAGATTATTTGGGTTAAAACAGTAGCATCATTTGGGTTCGCAAATTACAAGTGGCGCCATGAGCCAATTTTATACGCGGGCAAGGCTGGGAAGCCTATCAACTTTTACGGCAACCGCCGCCAGACCACGGTTTGGAATGAGAACGACCCGTCATTCCAGGTTGAAAAGATCAAAGACGGCATAGTACTCAAGTTCTTTGATGGGGAGAAAACCTATTTTGCCGAGGTGCCGGCGGTCACTAACATTGAGATAGACGACCCAGCTCTAACCACGATTTGGGATTTCAGTCGGGAAGTCAAATATGTTCACCCGACGCAGAAACCAGTTGCACTGGTTGAAAGGGCAATAAAGAACTCCTCTAAATACGGCCAGGTGGTCGTTGACTTCTTTGGTGGTTCGGGCACCACCCTGATTGCAGCAGAAAAAACAGGCCGGACCTGCTACATGATGGAGCTGGACGAGAAATATTGTGACGTCATCGTCCAGCGCTGGGAGGAGTTGACTGGCGAGAAGGCGGTGCTGGTCCATGACCCGGCCGCATGATGTTCACCAGGAGCCGTGGGAACGCCAAAAAGGAGAAAGCCGTCAGGCTTTCCAGGCTTTTGCCATATACCGGGACATGGGGGCCGCCCGAAGTCTACAAAAAGTCGCCCAACAGTTGTCCAAATCCCTGGCATTGATGAAGCGCTGGAGTGAGAAATGGTCATGGGTAGCTCGGGCGGCGGCCTGGGACGCCGAACTTGACCGCAGGGCCCGGGAAGCACAGGAAAAAGCCAGGGCCGAGATGGCAGAACGCCACATCAAAGAGGCTATGTTATTTCAGCAGAAAGTTGTGGAACGGCTCAAGACATTGGAACCAGACGAGCTTTCCCCTTCCGACCTTGCCAAGTGGTTTGACATTGCCGTCAAGGTGGAGCGCCTGGCCCGGGGCGAACCGACCGAGAACGTGAAGCAGGAGGTGCAAGGGCAGGTGACACAGCGACATGAGTACGATCTTGCCCAGCGCATCCTCGAGGACCCTGAAGCCAGAGAGATCGCTAGAAGGCTTTACCGAAAAGGAGTTAATCGCGATATGGGAAGCTGACGCCAGAGATAGTCTCTCGTTTTTCCTGGAGTATGAGAGCGCTGGCGAATGGAAGCCGGCGAACCATCTAAACCTTTTGTGCGAGAAATTGGAGGCCATCGAGCGCGGCGAAATCAAACGCCTTATTGTGGAGATGCCGCCTCGCCATGGTAAATCAGAGGTGGTCTCCAAAAAGTTCCCCGCATGGTTTCTTGGAAGAAACCCTGACAAAGAGGTTATCCTGACTTCTTATGGCGCCGATTTGACATTTGATTTTAGCCGCATCGCCCGGGATACCTTTGAGCGGATGGGGCCTGTTTTGTGGGGGCTAGAGCTCTCTCCTCGCAGTTCAGCCGTTGGTCGTTGGGAAATTAAAGGACATCGCGGAGGATTGACTGCAGCAGGTATTGGTGGCCCCATTACTGGACGCGGTGCCCATGTGGCGATTATTGATGACCCGATTAAAAACTGGGAGGAAGCTAATTCCAAGACCTACAGGGAAGCAGTGTGGAACTGGTATCGCACTGTGTTGCGGACACGGTTGGCACCCCAGGGCGCGATCATCCTGGTTTTGACTAGGTGGCACGAGGATGACCTGGCCGGAAGATTATTGAAAGAAGCCAAAAATGGCGGTGAGCAGTGGGAGGTTCTACGCCTGCCTGCTGTAGCAGAAGAAAACGACCCACTTGGCCGCCAGCCAGGGGAACCGCTATGGCCAGAATATGGATTCGACGCTACGTGGGCCAAGGAAACCGAGAAGGCTGTCGGCAGTTTTGTTTGGGCAGCACTTTACCAGCAGCGGCCAATGCCTGCGGAGGGCGGTCTATTCAAACGGACAAACTTCCGCTACTTCCAGGTTGACGCCGAGTGGTACACCCTTCACCGCCCCGAAGGAGACAAACGGGTCCCGAAAAATGCCTGCTGGGTGTTTCAAACTTGCGACCCAGCCGGGTCCACCAAGACAACAGCAGACTATTTTGTCCTGGGCACATGGGCGGTCACACCAGATCGGGAGCTGTTACTCCTGGACATTATTCGAGAGCGGTTGGAGGGCCCAGACCAGCCGCGGCTGTTTAGAGAGGGTTATCGGCGTTATTCCCCCTCCTTCCAAGGGGTGGAGACAAAGAACATGGGCCTCACCCTGTATCAGATGCTACTTCGAGAAGGCCTCCCAATCCGGGAACTGAAAGCTGACAGCGACAAGGTGACCAGGGCATTGCCGGCTGCAGCCAGGATGGAAGCAGGAATGATTTACTTCCTGGACGGTGCGCCATGGCTGGGTGATTATGAGAGCGAGTTGCTCGCCTTCCCGAATGGTGAGCACGATGACCAGGTTGACGTAACGGCCTATGCCGCTCAACAGGTGGCGGCCGGGCCACAATATGAGATTTTCTAAAGCGGGTGTTGCCGATGGGGTGAAAGATAGAATTCAATCTCTCCGCGCTGGCCTCGGGCTGGTCGGTGCGGGGTTTCAAGTAATGATGGCTAGTAAGGCTCCAGGAACGTTCTTGTCACAAGTCTGGGAGGCCATACAGGCCCGGTGGGGCGAGCCGCCCAAGCGCAACTCCAAACAATGGCTGGAGATGTATGGGAAAAACCCACGCTTAAGGCCGGTCTATAAGATTGCCAAGGACGTAGCGGCGTCCCAGTGGCATCTTTATGTGGAGCGGGGCAAAGAAAAAGTCGAGCTACAGGACCACCCTCTGATTAGACTGCTGGAGAGGCCCAATCCTCGAATGACCGGAAACGCCTTGATGTATCTTACACAGGTTTACTTGAGCTTGCGCGGTGAAGCCTTTTGGCTGCAGGAAAGGAATGGACTAGGTAGCCCATCTGAACTATGGCCCATTCCTCCCTATTGGGTCGTCGAAACGCCGACCATGAACAAACCTTATTACCGAGTTGATTTTCACAACGGCTCACAAGTCCTGGTGCCTGCGGAGGACATCATTATGCTTGTCGAGCCCGACCCAGTGAACCCATACGGTCGGGGCCTGGGGTCAGCCGAAGGTATCGGAGACGAGATTGAGACCGATGAGTACATGGCGAAGTGGGCAAAGAGGTTTTTCTGGAATAATGCCACTCCTCCTGTTGTATTTGAAGCACCAAACATCCAGAAGGAACAAGCAGAGCGCATCAAGGAGGAATGGATGGAGCGGTATGCCGGTTATTGGAACGCACACAAACCAGCCATTCTGCCATGGGAGGCAAAAATCCACGAACTGGGCAAAGGCCAGAAGGAAATGGATTTCGTGGAGTCCAGGAGGTATATCCGTGACACGGCCATGCAGCACTTCATGATTCCACCTGAGCTGATGGGGGTAATTGAAAACTCTAACAGAGCCACTATCGATGCAGCTTATTACATTTACGCGGCAAACGTTTTAAAGCCATGCTTGGACCTCATCCAGGAGCATATACAAGTTTTCCTGGTGCCCCAATTCGACGATAAGTTGATTTTTGAGTTTGATGACCCTGTACCAGCAAATAAAGAATTCCGCCTACAGCAGGCTAATGACGGCCTCAAGCAGGGCGCCCTTACCGTGGATGAATGGCGCGAGCGCAACGGCTTTGACCGCCTGGAAGAAGGCGGCGATGTCATTTATGTGCCTATTGGGTCGGTGCCCACGCCAGTCAAACAGGTAAAGGGTAGACTCAAAGGAAAGATGACCAGGGGGCTGACGCCCGAGCAGAAAACCGCTATTTGGTGGATGTTCGATAAAGCAGCCAGAAGCCAAGAGAGCAACCTGCAGCGGGCCCTGAAGCGGTATTTTCAAGCCCAGCAGGACGAAATTACCCGCAACCTTGAGGAACTGCTGGGAGAAAAGGCAAAGGCTGTGTATAAGGATGTGGATAATCTTCTGCAGTTGTTAGCTAATTGGCAGGAGCAATATCAAGCACTGCTGGATTTGCTGCGGCAGTTTTGGGATGCATCCGCCCGGGATGGCTGGCAGGCTGTTCAGGATATCTTTGACCTTCCGGTTAGTTACGAGCTAATTAATCCCAGGGTGGTTCAGTGGATGGAGACCAACGGTGCCGAGAAGGTTAAAGACATTACCGAGACTACCAAGCGGGCACTCGCCCAAACCCTGGCCGAAGGCATAGCCCAGGGGGATGGCGTTGCAAAGCTACGGGATAGGGTTTCGGAGGTATTCCGCCAGGCAAAAGTGGTCCGGGCCGAGACCATTGCCAGAACAGAGACGCACAACGCTGTAAGCATTGGCACCTTTGAGACCTACCGAGCTGGCCGGGTGGAGCAAAAAGAATGGCTGGCCACCCGCGATTCCAGGGTGCGGGACAGCCATATCTCCATTGACCGGGAGGTGAGGCCTATCGACCAGCCGTTTTCAAACGGTTTGATGTATCCTGGGGCGCCTGGACCGCCCGGGGAGGTCATCAACTGCAGGTGTGCACTGTTACCGGTCATTGAAGGCGTAGAGGATTGAGGAGGTGATAACGTGGACCTAAAACTTAAAGCGTTACCAATCAGCATCAAGCAAGGCGACAAAGACACTTTAGTTTTTACGATTAGCACCAGAACACAGGATAGAGACGAGGATATTTTGGAACCCAGCGGTTGCCGCCTTGACAACTACATGAAAAACCCTGTTGTGCTGTTTGCTCATGACTATAGAAGCCTTCCCATCGGCAGAAGCAAATCTGTTTCCGTGACAGCCGACGCAGTGGTGGCTGAAGTAGAATTTGCGCCCACCCAGATGGGACAGGAAGTCAAACAGCTGTGCCAGGCAGGGTTCCTTAAGGCAGCATCTGTAGGGTTTATCCCGCTTAAATATGAGCCGATAGGCGACAATTCCTGGGGCCACCGAATTTATGAATGGGAGCTGCTCGAGTGGAGCATTGTGCCGGTGCCATCTAACCCCACTGCTCTTATTAGCGAGGCAAAAGCCAAAGGCCTGAAGGTAGCGGCCATTGAGGAAGCCTTGGAGAAAGGGGTCATCAGTTATGGGCAGGCGCATCCTGATGGGACGCCAAAGGCTCCAGAAGATGAGAATTGGGACGGCGCTGCCGAGGTAGCAGCTGCCGACGTGGATGACCTTAAGGTAATGTGTGCTTGGGTAGATAGTGAAAATGCCGAGAACAAAGGTGCTTATAAATTACCCCATCATAAGGCATCCGGTAACCATGCGGTGGTGTGGCGTGGGGTTGTCGCTGCCATGTCCTCCCTGTTGGGTGCCCGCGGCGGAGTAGATATTCCTGACGGCGACCGCAAGGCGGTATATAACCACCTAGCAAAGCATTACGCGGAGTTTGATAAAGAGCCACCGGAATTTCGCAGCACCGATGAAATTATCTCCGTTTATGCTGAAGGCAAGCCGAAGGCCCAAGCGGAACCTGGCCAGAAAGCCGGGGCGGTATTGAGCACTAAAAATAAGGACCGACTTACCCAAGCCCGGGACTTGATTAACGAGGTGCTGGCCGAGGCTGGCGAGGGCCAGGACGACGAGCCTAAAGGTATTTTTGTAAGGGTTGCGGCGGACCAGGTTGTTGACCAGGCCGGCCTTGCTGAGACAGTAGCCGGCGAGATTGCTAAGCACCTTAAAGACGTATTATCAAAGCCCCAGGACAGTGCACCTGTGGTGATTGACCTGGATGCTATACAGCTACCTGCGGCGGCCAAAGCCGATGACCAGGAACTAAATATCGAACCCGAGATGCTGAAAGATCTGCTGAAAAACGTGGTCAAGGAAGAATTGGACCGTGTTCGCGGGAAAGTCAACATTTTTTGAAAGGAGATGTAAACCATGACTTTAGAGGAATTGAAAGCCCTTATGAAAGAGACTGTGCAAGCAGAGCTGGCTCCTGTGTTGGAGACTCAGCGGAAATATGCCCACTTGCTGGATGGTAATGGACAACAGCAAACACAACCCAAAGAGTTGGAACCGGGTATCAGATTGGCCCGCTTTGCAAAGGTTATGGCTCTTGCCAAGAACGATGTAGAGCGTGCGGCCAAAATTGCTAAAACCATGTATGATGACCCTGTGTTGATTAAGGCCTTGGGCGAAGGCACCCCCTCTGACGGCGGTTACCTGGTGCCTGAAGGGTTTAGCCAGGAGATTATTCCTTTGCTCCAGGCACAGGCAGTTATCCGCAAAATTGGCGCCCGCGTTGTACCCATGAGTGGAAACGTTATGAACATGCCGCGTCAGACCGCCGCGAGCATGGCCAGCTACATCGGCGAGAATACCAATATCCAAGTGAGCCAGCCGGCATTCGGCAACCTGAAGCTGTCTGCTAAAAAGCTGGCTGCCCTGGTGCCCATTAGCAATGACCTTATTCGCGATGCCAGCACCCAGGCGGACCAATTCGTCCGTGATGATATAATTACCGCTTTAGCTCTCAAGGGTGACTGGGCGGCCCTCTATGGAACCGGAACTGGTGACGAGCCTCTCGGGCTGAAGAATACGCCGGACGTTGAAATTCGTTCCGTTGGAGCCGCTGTGGATGGCGATATCCTGGCATCCGTAGTTGGTACTCTCATGCAGGCAAACGTGGCTTTCCTGCGTCCAGGCTGGATTTTCAACGGGATTATGTGGAGCAAGATTTACAATCTCAAAACTGCCACTGGCCAGTATCTGTTCCGTGAGGAAATGAACCAGGGCAAGCTCCTTGGATATCCATATCAGGTCAGCAACCAGATTCCGGTGGCAAACGACGCCAACAAAACTACAGATGTTTTCTTCGGGGACTGGGCAGAGTTCATGATCGGCGAGAATATGAGGATTGCTGTAGATGCATCGACCGAGGCTGCTTATGTGGTTGGTGGCAACCTGGTTTCCGCCTACTCGCTTGACCAGACCATCATCCGTGCTATTGAGCGGCATGACTTCGGAGCAAGGCAACCAAAGGCCTTTATCGTGCTGACCGATGTTTATACCGCTTAAGGCAAGGAGGGATTAAGGTGAGCTTAAGACTACATCAGGGCATCAAGTTCCAACCTGCTATCCGGCCTCAGACGGCTGCTGCCGGGACCATCAACGGCCTGGCCATTGACCGCCTGGGTTTTGAGGATGCAGCATTGATTGTGTCCGTGGGAGCCGTCACTGGAGCTCCTACCGCTCAGACAGTAGATGTGAAGGTCCAGGATAGCGCCGACGGGACCACATGGGCCGATGTGGAAGGACTGGCTGTCGAGCAAATAACTGCAGGAGACACCTATAAGGAACTGGGCATCAACCTATCTCCCCTGCGACGCTACATCCGGGCGGTGGCCACCGTAGCCTTCACCGGGGGTACTGCTCCCACTATTCAGTTGGCTACGGATATTGCCCTGGGCAAGAACCGGGTGGAGCCGGTCTAATGCCGGTAAAAGTAAAAGTTAAACCGAGCCGGTCGCTTTACTATGGCGGCCGGCTTTATACCAGCGGAGACGAATTCAATGCAGGGGAGGATTTCGACCGCTGGCAGCATGTGGATCGTTTAAACAAGGAGGCCGATGATGTGAAAACCGACGTACAGGCAAGAGCTCCAAAGGCCCCGCCTGCTGATAAGGCTATCAAAGGCGGTCAGGTCAGAAAGAAGTGATGTGAATGGCGCTTTCTGTGCATGCCTTGACCACACTTGCGGCGGTCAAGGATTTCCTAAAAATTGAGATTGATGATAACCAGTACGACACCCTTTTGGAGCGCATGATTAACGCAGCCTCGGAGGCAATAGAGGGATATTGCAACCGACATTTTGAGCGCGGGGTTTATGATGAGCTGTATCGCGGCAACGGGCGGCAGTTACTCGGCCTGAACCAATATCCTGTGCAGGCCGTTACATTGGTGGAAGCAAACGGGGCCCGAATAACGGACTACCAGGTTTACAAGGAAGAAGGAATGCTCTATCGATTGGCTTTATGGCCAGCCGGAGCATATTTTACCGGTCTTGTTGGTGACCCGGTTGGCTCCACTCGGAACATTCGAGTGGTATACGAGGCAGGCTATGTTTTACCCAAGGACGAGGATCTGCAGGCATCTCCCCCTATCATACGCACATTGCCTTACGATTTGGAGGATGCATGTATTGAGTTGGTAGCCCTGAAATTCAACCAGCGCCAGGAAGAAGCGGCCGGCAAGGTCACCAGGGCACAAGCTGACTACCAGACTACCTACCAGCAGGATATCCCTCCTCGCCTTCGCCAGGTGCTGGATAGGCATCGCAGACTGGTGGTGGTGTGATGCAGTTTAAGGACTTGAACAAACTAGATGGCCTGCCGGAATACCTTTTGCTGCAATTCGCCAAGGCCGGGGAGCGCAAGATGAAGCTGCTTACACCAGTGGACAGGGGCCGCTTGCGTTCCAGCATCGGTTATGTTCGGGTGGGCGATGAAATCCAGATTGGCTCTAATGTCGAGTATGCTCCCTATATTTTGAGCGATGCCGAGCCATACATCATCAGGGTTAAGCAAGCGCGGGCCCTGGCATGGGTGGTTTATCCCGGCAAGGGGTCAAAAAAGACTAGACCTGCTTCAGACGATGCACAAGGTTGGCGCCGCCTCAGGAAGCGGGGTTTAGCCGCTTACGCAAAGTGGGTTAGACACCCTGGTGGCCGCAAAGTAATCAGTCGGACAGCTGAATGGCTGGCCCAACAGCAGGATAAAATTGCCGTCAGCGCCATCAGGGAATATATGAAAGGGGTGTCAACTGAATGAGCTACCCCAGTTATCAGGCTATGGTAGAGGGAACGCTTGACGCACTGGTAGCACGACTGCAGACGGTCCAGGAATTAAAAACGGTGGCCATCACAGAGCCAGGGAAATTGGATGTAGGCAGGATGCCTGCCGCATATGTAATGCTGGATAAGGACGTAATTAAGCGCGGGACCAGGTTCCTCGAGGAACACACCCTGACTGTAGTGGTATCAGTTATTCGGACGGTACGCGGAACAGCTCACGGGGATGTGGAGCTGGTCCGGGGATTTCAGGACGGTGTGGCCTTGGTGGGCGCTTGTTATGATGCCCTGGCAACCGACAGAACCCTGTCTGGAACTGTGAAAGACCTGACCATTACGTCGGTCGAGTACGGTCGGACACCTCTGGATGTTGGCGTGGTGTTTTGGGGTGAGCTGCAGATGGATATTCAGACGGCATATGCCCCTGGCCAGCCCACCGAAGGCACGCTTATGCAAAAAGTCACCAGTGCGGGTCAGATACGTTAATGGAGGTGAATAACAGTGCCTAAGGACAAAGACAAAGTGGAAGAAGTGAACGCCCCGGTCGCGAGCACACACCCGCGAGCGGAGCTTATAGCAAATTCGCAGGCCATCTTCGGGGTTATGCCGGAGGTGGTCATTGGTGCTTTGCACGGCAATAATGCCGAAGAACTAACGGTGGTCGAAGTCAAGAAGGCCATCGAGGACTTTTTGAAAAGGAAGGTGAGCTAAATGGCAGGCGGAACTTGGAGCCCAACGGAAGCGAAAGTCAGACCTGGCTTTTACATGAATTTTGTGGCCGCTGCTCTGGCTGCTATCCAACCCGGAGCGCGGGGCATTGTGGCCATCCCTGTCAAGGCTAACTGGGGACCGGCCAAACAGATTGTAGAGATAACAGATGAAAAAGGCTTGATTGACACCTACGGTGTGGATGTGGATGGCGGCTTCACTGCCTATAATTCCATCCGGTTAGCCCTTTTGGGCGGAGCAAAAACTGTCCTGGGATACAGAGTGGTAGATAGTGCTGCGGCAAAAGCCTCCATCACCCTGAAAGATACCGCAGGAACTCCGGCTAATATTCTAACTTTGACCACGAAATATGAGACAGCCAGACCGTTTAAGGTTACGGTAAGGGATAACGCCGTAGACCCCACCAACAAACAGGATATCGTTCTCTACGAAGATGCCAAGCAGCTTTATGTGTTTACCTTTGCCAAGGGCGCCGGTGTGGTGGATAATGCGGTCGCGGCCATCAATAATGATGCAAACAACAAGTGGATAACCGCCACTAAGGTAGCCGATGGAAATAACACCATCGCTAACGTGACCAGCCAGGCCCTTACGGGCGGCAACGCCGGGGTGGGCGGTATTACGAACACCGACTATGTGGATGCTATGTCCGCTTTTGAGACCAGGCGCTTTAACTTCTTTGCCCTCGACGGTGCTACTGATGCCAGCCTTCAGACCTCGGTCAAGGCATGGATTGAGCGCCTTCGTAGCGAGGGCAAGGGTGTGGTCGCTGTTATGGGTGGCTCTGTAACTGATGACCAGACACCAGCTACAGCAAATAGCCGCTCCACAGGCTTTAATTACGAGGGCGTGATTAATGTCGGTGTAAGTGGCATCATGGACGGCGTCACCTATTCCAGTGCTCAAGTAGCATGCTGGGTGGCTGGGAAGGCTGCAGGCCAGGCATTGAGCGAAAGCCTGACCTATGCCGTCACGCCTTTCGATGATGTCACCCCAAGACTGACCCATAATCAGGTTGTGGCAGGGCTACAGGCAGGAACGCTGTTGCTGGTCCACGACGGCGAGAAAGTAATTGTGGAACAGGGCATCAATACCCTGACCTCCCTCCGCCAGGGCCAGAACAACCAGTGGAAGAAGATCCGGGCCATCAGAGTCATGGACGCAATCAATGATGACCTGCTCAAGACGGCCCAGGACAACTATATCGGTAAAGTCAATAACAACGATGACGGCAAGGTGGCTTTAATCAGCGCCTGCAAGCAGTATATGGAGACACTGGTCAATGGTGGACTAATCGAGAAGGACTTCTCTGTTTACCTTGACCCGGATTATCATCCCGCCCTGGCTGCTCCTGACGAGGTATACATCAAATGGGATGCCAGGATTGTGGACAGTATGGAGAAAATATTCGGGACCTTTGTGGTGCACTAAGGAGGTGGCATAGATGCCTGAACTGGATGTTAGTCGCGTAATCAATGGCACATATGGTGAGGTATGGATGGACGGAAAGTGGTTGAGCAACTTCAACCATTTAGAGGCAAACGTTGAAATCCAGAAAGCCGAGCTGAAAATATCCGGCAACCGCTGGACCAAACGTAAAGTTACCGGGCTAAATGGCACGGGCACCATTTCTGGTTTCAAGGTCACCAGCGAGCTGATTCAGCTTAACACACCAATGGCAGACAGCGCCAATCCCGCAGTAAGGGTTGAAATCATCAGCAAGCTGGCCGACCCGGAAGCATATGGATATGAGCGCATCAGGCTGAAATACGTCATGTTCGACCGTATTCAACTGGCTAACTGGACAGCTGGTGAGACGGTCAATGAGGAATGGCCATTTACATTCGAGGACTACGAGCTTCTCGATCCGATTGTCCAGAGTTAAAGGGGGAGTAAATCATGGATACAAATAAACCCATGACCGAAGAGGAAATCCTTGAACGTCTACTGGATGCGGACCGGGTACCGGAGAGAACAGTCAAAATCGAGCGCCTGGGCATTCCGGTAACAATCCGGGGCTTAACCGGTAAAGCAGTATTTCAAATTCGCGAGCAGTGCACTCATCGCACCAATAAACGTGGTCAAACCATCGAGACCCTGGACGAGGAGCAGTTTAATTGTCGCCTAATAGCTGCGGCCACGGTATCACCTAAGTGGGACCACCCTCGCCTTCTCGAGAAGTACAATGCCAGCGGTGCGGAGGAAGTTGTGAAACGCATCTTGCTGGCCGGTGAGCTGGCTGCTTTGGGTGATGCTGTATTGGATATTTCCGGCTTCAATGAGGAGCTGGAAGAAGTAAAAAACTAATCAAATCGGGCGGGTTGGCTCACCTGGTGCATCAGATTTTTCAGCGCACGGGCCTCCCGCCTGATGAATTTTGGGCAAAGCCGCGGGGTGCTCAACTGTTCATGCTTGCAAGCACCCAAATTGTTCTTGAGGAAGAACGCCGGCGCGAGAAAGCGCTTGAGGCCCTGACACAAAGGAGGTGAACGGGATGGCCGAAAGTAATTATAGGATTAGCCTGGTATTACGATTACATGACCGCATGACCGCGGCACTCCAGAAAATAGACGGGGCTGCCAGCAAGGTTGAGGATAGGGCCAAGAGGCTTGACCGGGTTACGGTCAGCCCTACCGTTCGCCTCATCGACAGGGCGAGCAAAACAATAAGCCGGGTTGGGGGCGGCCTCCATGCTCTTACCTCTCGGACTTGGAATATGACCATCCGGGCCCGGGACATGGCCAGTGGGGTCATCGGTCGAATTAAAAACAGCCTATTCTCCCTTCAGGGAATGTTCGCGGTAGCTCTGGGTGCTTTAGGAGCTAGCAAGTTGTGGGACGCAACAGCAGGTGCAGCTATGATATGGGAAACCCAAGCGGTGAGCATGGAGCACTGGCTGAAAGGCAACAAGGCCCTAGCCCGAGAGGTCACCGGCTGGCTTGAACGCTTTGCTGCAGCTACACCATTCGAGATGGAGGACCTTTTTCCTTCCATGACCAGGGCTATCGGTATCAGTGAAGGCGACGTAAAAATGGCCGAACGAATGGTTAAACTGGCGGCAGATATGGCCGGCCTTACCCCAGGCAAGACGGTCCAGGATGCTATGGAAGCCCTGGCCGACGCTCAGATGGGTGAGTTCGAGCGCCTAAAGGAATTCCAAATGAAGATGACCCAGGAGGAATATAAAAAACTAGGCGGATTCGTCGGTTTCTTGGAGGAAGCCGAGAGGCGTTTCGCTGGCGGTGCCGAGAAGTTAAGCCAGACGGCCCTTGGCCGACTGTCCACCATCACGGATACGGTTAAGACCTTTTTCCGGCAGACTGGTATCGGTATTCTCGAAGCCATGAAACCACGCCTTGATAGAGTCACAGAGTGGTTCGGCAAAAATGAGGATACTGTGGAGCGGTGGAAAACATCCCTGATGAGATTCGGGCGCGAAGGTGCCGAGCAAGTGTTTAGCTTTTTTGAGCGTGCCTTTGCCCGCCTGGGCCGTATCCTGGATGACCCGAAGTTTCAACAACTGGACTTCTGGGGAAAGGTTAAGTTTATAATTGACGACATCTCGGCTGGCATCAAAGATTGGCTTGATTCCGGTGGACGTGACAAAATTGTTGCTGTTGGACGGGAGATCGGCGGGTTCTTGTTCTCAGGCATTAAGATGGGGGTCACTGAAGCACTCAAAGGTCTGGGCAAGTTAAACTTGGAGGCCATTCGGAAACCGACTGCCGAGAATATTGGCAGTGCAGCTCTGGCAGACATTTTGGCAATCAGCGCAGGTAGCGCATTGCTTAGTCCGGTTTTCCGCCTCGGTGAAGGGGCCATCGGTCTTGGTAGGCGTATCCTGGGACGCGGCGTAGCCGCAGGTGTTGCTGCAGAAGCAGCGGCGGAAACAGCAGCAACGGCGGCGACAGCAGCTAAAGGCATAAACATTGGCCAGATCCTCCGTGACCTGTTTGTCAATCCGGCCAGCAAGCGGGCGCTTGAGCCGCTCAAAAGGATAGTAATCCCTGGAACGCCAGAACAGGTATTCCATTACCGCGGATTCTTACCAGGTGGACCGACAGTTGAAGCGTTTAGAATACCAGGAACGGCTGCAAAGACTGTTGGCGGCGGCTGGGCGCCTTTGCGCTATATCGGCATGTTTGGAAAGGTTGGGGACTTTCTTTCAAGGTGGGCCCTACCCATTACGCTTGCTACTGGAGCGGCCGAGGTCGCCTTTGCTCGCCCGGAAGACCGGCTGCAGACAGGCCTGAAAGTTGGTGGCCGTATTGCAGGTGGGATGGCCGGAGCATCTCTTGGAGCAAAGGCAGGGGCTGCCATAGGAACATTCTTCGGGCCAGGTATAGGAACGGCTATCGGTGGAGCTATAGGCGGCCTGGGCGGTGGCATACTCGGCGCCTTAGGTGGCGAGGCTATAATACAGCGGCTCTCCGGCATGCTGGATATGGTTGATTTTAGCTCCCTGAAAGAAAAGGCAATTTCGTGGATTAAAGAATTGCCTGGGGAGGTTGCTGAACACCTCGGATATATTGCGGGTTACGCAGTCGAAAAACTGAGCCAACTTCCTGGAGTGTTCAGCGAGTGGTTCCAGCAGGCAAAAGACAGCGCTATTCAATGGATTATGGGACTACCTGACCAAATTGCTGGTTTTGTCGAAAGCATACCTGGTAGGGTGTCTGCTGCCATAGAAAGTGTGAAAGATGCCTTTTTGTCGCTAGGTAAAGCTATTCCTGAAGCCATAGTAGGAGGGTTTAACTGGGCCAAGGAACGCATAGGCGCTGCTGGTCAGTGGATTATCGATAAAGCTATGGCCGGTGTCGAAGCGGCCAAGAGCCTGGGCAAACGTCTGGTAGAGGGGTTCGAAGCAGGACGGCAAGCTGCCAAGGAACCTGTAACAGCCCACGCACTGGGTGGCATCCTCACCAGGCCCCATCTGGGTCTGGTAGCTGAAGCCGGCCCAGAGGCGGTTATTCCCCTCTCTGCTCGTTTACGACCGCGGGCTCTGGAGCTGTGGAGGGAAACCGGACGCAGGTTGGGTGTGCAGCAGTTCGAATTCGGCGGGTTTACGGCTCCGGTGGCTGTAGCTGGTGGAGGCTTAGGTGCGCCTACGGTCAACCTGAACTTTGACCTTGCTGGGCTGGTTGGGCAGATTACGGTTCAAGGGCGAGACGACCTTGAGCAAGCTGCTGACCAAATCGCAGCCGTCATCGCGACGAAATTAAAGGCCATTTTCTACAATTTGCCCGGTTAGTAGGATTTTCCTGCTCAAATGGCGAAATGTAGCATAATTAATTAGTGGAGGTGTGCTACATGGCTGTATTAGCAGGATTGCTTACGCTTTTAGGTATGGCTGGGGCAGCCGTTGCCCTGGTCATGCTGATTGTTCAGTTTATCTTTAAGCGGGGATGGGCCAAGAAAAGAATTTGGACGGTGGGGGCTGTCTCTCTGGCCCTATTCGTGGTCGGTATGGTAATGGGGGTTTCGTCGGTACCCGAGGGATATGAAGCTGGTCGACAAGCGGCGCAGAACGAAACGGCGGTTAACAAAGTTTCTACGCCAAATCCAGAGAAAGAACAACCGCCATCCCCGCCCCCTTCTTCTGATAAATTAACGGAAACTACGGAAGCCACAGCGCCAGCGAAGTCTCTGCAAGATCAACAAGAGCAAAAAACAGAAGCAGCCCAAGCAGTCAAAAATAAAACCGAGGACATGCTAAAAAACATCGTAGTGACCGTTGAAACTCAAGAGGTTTACGACTCTAAAGACAGGCAAAAAGCGGTTGTTTGGGTAGTTAACAAAACTGACCATATATTCAGTGGCCAGTTGGATATTATGGTCAAAAGTGGAGAATTTAGCCGTGGCGCAGAGTTGTTTACGATAACAGATCTTAAACCTGGGCTGCGAACATGGGGCATTATGTGGTTACGTACATCATTCATGGGAGCGGACACAGGACGCGGGGCCGAACCAAAAGTAACATGGTCAAATGTCGAGTTTAAACAGCCCCAAGAGTAGGTGATGCATATGGATTTTTACATCCTGTCTCCCGACGGCCAAGACCTCCACTTTCCGGTTAACCCGTCGGAGGTCACGGTTGAGGGAGCAAAGAAAATTGAGACGGTTTCAATTATCAACATCGGCGATGTTGATTTCCCCGTAGGCGATGAGCTGACGGGGATTTCTTTTAGTTCGTTTTTCCCCCGGGATTATGACCCAAGCTATTGCCAGTACGCGGGAATTCCAAGCCCAGAGGAAGCTGTGAAGCGCCTTATTACATTGCGGACAGCCGGGAAACCGGTTCGTCTTCTGATCACGGAAACATCGATAAACACACTGGTCCTCATTACCCGTGTTGTGCATCGTTATGTAGGTGGAGAGCCCGGAGATATCTATTTTGAGCTAGCCATGCGGCAGTGGCGCGAGGTAAAGGTCAGGAGCATTACCCAGGTAGCGCCAACCGCGCCGCCCAGGCCGAGGCCGGACACCAAGCCGGCTCCAAAAATATATGTGGTTAAGCCGGGAGATAGTCTTTGGAAGATTGCCAAACTCCAGCTCGGGAATGGGGCACGATGGCAGGATATTTACGCTACAAACAAAGGGGTTATAGGCCCTAATCCAAACCTGATCTACCCAGGGCAAAAGCTGGTGATGCCCGCATGATTACCCCTGGCCTAATAACTTATGATGTAGTTCTTGCAGATAAATGGTCGCTGAAGGAGATTGTAGAGAGTATTTCTATCGAGGAAAGTCTGGACGAGATAGCAGCGAGGGCCACAGTTGTGATAGCAGTTACTCCAGATTTTCCGGGCATTGCTCCGGGTCAGGCCATGCGCGTGAGCGGCGTACCCTTCGGTGGTAATACTATGGCGGTATTGTTGGACGGAGTGATATGGGAATGTGACTCGGTCACTCGAGGGCAAAAGCACCTTACGGCCACCGTATATGACCGAAGCATTTATTTAGCCCGAAGCGAGGACGAATACCTATTCCCTGCTGGGCAGACGGCTACTCAGAGACTGAAACGATACGCTGCAGACTGGGGTATCCCTTTGGGCCAGGTAGCAGACACCGGTGTCATCCTTGCGAAGGCTGTTTACAGGGCGCAACCCATTTACAATATGTTACTCGCCGACTTACGGGAGACTGTAAATAAGGGTGGCGGGATGTTTCGACCCAGAATGGTCGGCACCACCCTAGACCTGGTGACTCTGGGGAGCAACCGGACAGTATGGGTCCTGGAAGCCAATCAGAGCGTCGAAGAAATCAATCAGCATCGTAGCTTAGAAGGGGCCGTCACGCAAGTGAAGGTCCTTGGAGCTGCACCAGAGGAAGGCCGTTCACCTGTCCTCGCGTTGGAAAAAGGCGAGACTGCCAAGTACGGCACTCTTCAGCGTGTTATCCAGGACCCGAAAATCACCACTGCCGCAGCTGCAAAGGCAGCGGCCAAAGAAATGCTGGTGGGCGCCCAGGAAACCATCACGGTCACAGCTTTGGACATAAATACCATTCGCGCCGGCGACAAGGTCCAACTCAATGGCATGGACCTCCTGGTCGCGTCAGTTCGGCATAACCTTGGAAGTCCTGGACACATGACCTTAGAATTGGCAGCGGAAAGCTACATAAGGAGGCGGTATTATGCCAAGGGACCCGTATAAGGAACTTGCTGGGCTTATCGAGCAGCGGGCCGCTGGTCACGCGGGCCGGGTTGCCTCTACCCTGCCAGCTGAGCTTGGCACCATCACCCAAACCATGGCCCTGAAACTTGACCGCTTCCGTCACGAGATACAGGATTATCTTGTGGCCGACTGGGAGTTAAAAATCGAACTTCCACAGGCCTCGAGGGTGATAAAAACAGCGGCCCCAGTCAACCCAGACGGTAGCGATGTCCCAGGAAGCACCCAATATTCAAGTCTTAGCAGGCTGGATTTCAATGTGCAAGGTATGGGCGATCCGGCCGCCACGGTAAAGGTCCACCTCAACATGAAAGCTGGCCTTAAACCTGGTGACCGGGTGCTGGTTCTCCCGGTGAACGGAGGGCAGGATTTTGTAGTGTTGTGCAAGGTGGTGAGTTAAATGCCATCTCTTTTTCCAACTGAACAGGTAACAGCGGCTCCAGAGGAAACACAGACCAGCCAAGTCAAATATGGCAGGTCTTTTATCTTTGATTTTGAACAAGGGGATTTTGTTCTCTCCCCTACAGGCAAGGTGGTGGAAGCAGATGGCGTTGAGGCCTATCGCCAGTGGGCACATAAAACCCTACTTACCCCACGGTACCGTCATCCCATTTACTCGCGAAATTATGGGCAGGAATTTGAGGACCTTTTGCGTCGCAATCTTACTCGGGCTGGGAACGAAAGCGAGATTAAGAGGATGGTTACCGAGGCGCTCATGGTTGACCATCGCACAGCCTCCGTAGGGGATTTTACATTTGATTGGCAGGAGGACACAGTTTATTTCACCTGCACGGTCACGACGGCTCAGGGTGAGCAGGTGCAAGTCTCCGGCCAAGTGCAGGGGGTGAGCTAATTGGCTGACATTGTGTTACCTGATTTTCTTCAGGATGAGACTGAAGAACAGATTATGGCCAGAATGATTGCGCGTTTGCCGTCAGACCTGGATGTGTCAGAAGGCTCTTATCTTTGGGATGCTCTAGCGCCAGTTGCGGCAGAGATTGTCCAGATGAAGATGGAGGCTAGGGAGATCCTCAAGCGGGCATTTATACAGTTTAGTTACGGTGAGTATGTGGATGCCCGGGTTGCCGACCGTGGGATAACGCGAAAACCGGCGGTCAAAGCAACAGGCCAGGTGCAGGTGACGGGTACGCCGGCCACGGTCATTCCGGCGGGAACTGTGTTTTCAACTACCGCTAACCTAGTTACGGGAACGGCAGCCGTAGAGTTTATTTCAACTGCCCAGGTCACCATCGGGGCTGACGGAACGACATTGGTGGACATTGAAGCGGTCGAACCAGGTCCGGAGGGGAATGTCCCAGCGGGAGCAATTAATCAGCTTGTGGTTCCTATCGCAGGCGTGACGGCAGTGACTAACCTCCAGGCCACCAGCGGCGGTGCATCAGAAGAAAGCGATGAGGCACTGATTGCTCGCTATCTTGAGCAGGTCCAGCGGCCACCTGACACCGGCAACAAGAATGACTATATTCGCTGGGCCAAAGAGGTCCCTGGGGTGGGCGACGCTATCTGCATACCGCTTTGGGATGGTCCAGGAACAGTGAAAGTGGTAATTGTGGACAGCACCGGCGCACCTGCAAATTCGGCCCTGGTCGAGCAGGTGCAGAACTACATTTCACCTGCCCCAGGAACTGGCGAAGGCCGAGCACCAATAGGTGCAAGTGTAACGGTGACAGCGCCGACAACGGTGGCTATAGATGTTAGCGCTACTCTGTCCTATGCTGCGGGCTATGACCCGGCATCCGTTCGAGCTGAAGTAGAGGCTGCTATCGATACCTTAATCAAGGGATTAAGAATTGGTGAAGATGTCCGCTATGCGGCCATCGCTAATGCAATATTTGATACCCCGGGCGTTGCGGATTACTCCAACCTATTGGTAAATGGAGGAACGAGCAACGTAGCAATCGCCGAAGATGCTAAAGCGGTTAAAGGGGTGGTGAACTTGACGTGATCACTTCTAACCACGGCAAAGAAATGATGAATAATTCGCCCAGGTATTATCAGACCAGCCGGGTCTTTCAGGCCCACGTAGAGGCTAAGGGCATTGAGCTGGATAACCTGGACGCCATAATGAACGACATCGAGGCCCAGTTCTCCGCATCTACTGCAACCTGGGGACTTCGGTACTGGGAGGAAATGTGCGGTCTGCCTGTTAACGAACAGGAACCGCTTGAAAACCGCAGAGCCAGGGTGTTGGCAAAGTTAAGGAGCTTCCCTTCTGCCAGACACTACGACATACTCAATGTCATTAAATCCTTTGTAAAATCGGGCAGAGTCGATTTAGCTGTTTATCCTGGTGAGTATCGGTTCGTTGCTATCTTAGCGTCAGAGGCTGAGGCTAATGTGCCCGGAATTCTGGCGGCCATCGAGGAAGCGAGGCCAGCGCACCTGGCATTTAGCCTAATTCTCGCTATTCTATCACGATATGTGGTAACCCATGAACGCAGGGTAACCTGGCATGTGCCGGTCATGTCCGGGATGCCCTCCAACATACGAAGGCTGGATAAGTATCGCCGTAATATAAACGGCGGTTTCAGGTTAAACAGCACGGTCACTCTTGCGCCAATCCCTGGCCTATCGGGAGTGACCTTGTTGGATGGACAAATCAAACATTCAGCCCGTTATAACTTTCAGTCGCAACGTCAGATGGGCGAAGTAAGAACCCTGGGCGTACCTCCAGACTATCTGGATTCACGCTATAGGTTAGATGGTCGATTCAAACTTGACTATCAGGTCCAGGACACCAGGTGGTTTTTGGATGGAACTACATCAATAGGCTATATGGGGGCATTAACGGGCGGCCTCTCTTTAAATGGCGCATGGTCGCTGAACTTCGCAAGGCGATTGGATGGTGAAATTGTAATAAAGCCACGTCATTTCCTTGTTGGTTTTGGGGATGCGCCCCTTCAAACCGAACACCGACAGCTTAATGGGTCGTGGAATATAGGAAATACTCTGGTCACCCATCGTCTGGCATGGGTCAAATGGCGTGATGGATTGGTAATTGAAAGGGGGTTGGCAAGTTGAATGTTGTAACCACAGTATACGGCCGAGAGGCAATGGCAAAGGCTCACGCTGGCGACGCGTCCCTGCCAAAGATAACTCATATTGCCTTTGGCGTTGGGGGTGGAGCTGGGGTAACTCCCAATCCAAATGCCACTGCTTTGACATCAGAGATTATTAGAAAGCCGGTGGCCAGCCATTCATATCCAACGTCCACCACGGTCCGTTACCATGTAGACCTTACTGGTGATGAGATCGGTGGCGCAGGGATAAATGAAGCTGCACTTATTGATGCGACCGGCAAAGCAGTAGCCATCCAGACTTTCGGAACTAAAACTATCGAGCCTGGCGAAACCGTCGGTTTCGATTGGGATGAAGAATTTTAAGGAGGTGTAATTCCTTATGGCTACTTTAATAGGCATACCAGTTTATAAGAACAACGTAAGGAAACTGGAACCTACTGACCCGGCGGCTCCAGAAACCTGGGACCCTATCCACCAGGACCTGATTAACAATGACGTCTATCTTAAGCAACAGATTGACAGCATTCAAATTCAGACGTCCCAAGGCGAGGCCAATTTTGCTTCTACCAACGGGGTAACTATCACCCATAACCTTGGGAACACAAATTATATGGTGAACATTGTCCCCCTGGCCGATACCGGCGGCGACCTTGGAGACGTGTTTATTTCCAAGGCAGCCAATGCCTTCACGGTCTACAATACCGGGGGCTTTACAGGTTCATTCCGTTGGCAAATAGCCAGTTAGGAGGTGTTTATGATGGCAATTATTCAACAAAACCCAGAAAAACCAAACGGAGTTATTAGCATTGACCAAGCTAATCCTGCATGCCTGTCTATATCCCCATTCTCTTTCCCGGACGGAAACTGTTTCGGGGGAACGATTGACTTGACCGAATTCCAGGGCGGACCTGCCAGGGTATACCTGGACAAGAACGGCAGCTTGTCGACCGACCTTTATCGCGACCACTACTGGCTTTTGGCCGAGTGCGTCCTGCCGGAGCGCCAGTTCGACCAGCAAGAAACGGGTATGGTAGACGAGCAAGGTCAGCCGGTGACCATGATTGTGGAGCGACCGCTGGACCTTAATAACATCGATATTACAGCATTTCCTCTTCCGGAGGTGGTGGAATAAATGGCGAACGTTAGTAAATTATCCATTGCCGCACTTAGAGACAGGATTAACGCTGGCACTCGTGAGGTGGATGTCGTCCATAATTCCAAGGCTGACGGGACTGGCACCACAGTCGTTTCAAAAGCGATTTATGTCCCAAGATTCCGCATCCCTGCTGGTCTTTGGGATAACGGTGCATTTCCTCCCTACGACCTTAAACTGGGTGGGTTCTTGTTAGATAAATACCCATGCAGCCAACCCGACGCCACCAGTTCCAGCCGGGGTAGCACTACGGCAAACAGCCCGGGCCAGACTGCAGCCGTGTCCCAGCAAGGAGTCGTTCCCTGGACCGATATAAACTGGGATAACGCCAAAATCGCCTGTGCAAACCGGAAAACAAACGGGCGTTCTTGGCATCTGGTAACCATGAAAGAATGGGCTACTATTGTATTTTTAATTAAGTTGTTGGGCCATGATATCAGGGGCAATAACAACTGGGGACGTGACTACCGTGACCCAGACTCCTGGGAGTATTACGGCATTGCCGACCCAGTCGTCGCAAGCTATACGGCCAGTTATAATAAGACTCACTCCCGCCTGCTCACAGGCACAGGCCCGATTTCCTATAGCCACAACGGGATGGCGAACGGCATCTTTGACATCGTGGGTAACGTCTGGGAATGGGTTGATTTCCTAATTGACTGCGGCCGTTACCAGGCCATTAAGACTGCGGCCATTAACGATGCGGACGGCATTACCGCTACTGACACTGCCATCGTCATAGACAACGTGCAGAACCCTGAACTTTGGCCTGCCAGCAATGGTTTGGTTTTAATCAAGGCAGAGGGCACCAACACAGATGAATATGTGCTTTACTCCTCCTTCGTTGATAATGGCAACGGCACCTATACCCTTACTGGCTGCCAGCGTGGCCAGAATGGCACGGCGGCCAGCGCCCATGCCAACGATGCGGTGGTGCAGCAGATCACCGATTACTGCGTCATCCCTGGCGGATGGACTGCCAAGGTGGCCGATGCTGGCCTGAACAATACCACCAGCCCGGCCACGTTTACTATATCCAATCTGGTTAACGGGCCTGGTTGCACTGGCCCTGCTGTAGGAGATGTGCTCCAGTGTCAAACTGAGCAGATGACCATAACCGCAGTAAGCGGCAACAGTATCACAGTGAGCCGCGGCGCTAACGGCTCGACGGTCGCTGCCCATGCCCAGGGAACTGGCATAGCCAAGATATCTCCGCAAATGAGCAATGATAACCCAACGTCCACAGACGCCACTTATGGAGCTTCACAATTCGCTAAGTTCCTGACGATGAGAACAGAGGCAGAACTGGCAGCACTGGCACTTCCAGCGACCGTTTCCTCTGGCGGAAGCGAGGAATGGAAGGACGGCTTTTGGTTACGGAACTATGGCCAGCGGGCTGCCCTCCGCGGCGGGTACTGGTACAATGGCTCGTATG